ATGGGCAGTAGAATGCAGCTGCATCAGATTCGCTAGAACCTTTGTAGCCAACAAGTACGTTGTCGCTTGAAGCATAAGTGTTAACATACACTTTCATAGCGTTGTTTAAAGTACCAACTAACTTAGTGTTAGTAGGAGCTTCGAACGAACCTTCAGTAGTACGAGCAAAAGCAGAAGTTGTAGCCGACTGTAGTAAAGTTAATACAGTTGGAGATACAACAGCCCAGTTGCCTGCGCCACGTCTAGTACGCTGTGCAATCAAGTTTGCAACTCTGTTGATTTGAACAGCTAATGCAGCGTGTTCGTCGCCAACGAAAGTAGCAGTACCAGAAACAGCAGCTTGGTCGTAAGTTTCAACAGCAGAGCCTGCTAATGAAGTTAACGAAGCTAAAACTTCTTGGTCGATTTCAGCGGTAATTTCTTGAGCTAAAGCAGCCATAATTTCTGCTTCAACATCAATACCATGCTGTGATTGAGCATCTTGAGCTGCTTCAAACGTCCAACGAGCACTCAACTTACGAGTTTTCGCTTCAACAGTTTGTTTCAAGATTTGGATGCTTAGTTGGTTACCAGCAACACCTTCTAGTGCAGCAGTAGCAGCAGCTTTATCGTTAGCCGCTGAACCTGAATAACCTTCAGCAATCTTGAATGGGCTTAATGCCTCATCACCAGCAGTAGTATCAGTACCGTTGGATGAATTGAATGAATCGCTATAGCGAACACGCAAAGTGTGGATTTGACCCACAGGACCAGTCATAGGCTGAACACCAACTAACTCGTTAGCAATAACGGTTGGCATTACACGTCTGATGACGGGAAGGATAACTCTGTTAAGAGTTGCAACATTACCAGCAGAAGTAGCACCAGCGGTAGCACTCTCTGACAAATACTTACGAGTATTTTCAAGAGTGGTTTCCATGACAGCTTTTTTGTTGCCTTTAAGGCCTTCAACTAGGGCTGCTTTGGTGTCCTGCCAGCGACTTTCTAATAGTTCTGACATTTTGGTTTCTCCTTAATTATTTAAACCTGCAAGACGACGTAATTCAAATACATTTTCGTCTTTTGCTTTTTGTTGTGTGACACCCTCGTCACGGTTGCCTGTTACTTCTTTGCCTTCTGTAAGTGTTGCCTTCTGCTTCGCTGGAGTATTCCCGTCAATCACTGCCGGTAAGTACTTATCAAACGCCGTACGTAGTTTGGCTGTCTGAACTGATTCCAGTAAATCCATCATAATATCTTTCTGATCCTTTGATAAAGGAGCAATTAGATCATTAATTGTGTCCTTACGTTGCGCCGCTTCAACTAAACGTTTCTTTTCAACTTCTTTAGTTTCAATCAATGTTTTAGCCTGTGTCACCGCATCTTTAGCTTCTGCTAATTGCTTGTCCTTAAGATTAAGAACTTTCATTAGTTTGGCTGTTTCGGACTTTTCGTTTAAGTAGCTGTTAGAGTATTCGTTAGCAAATGCTTCAAATAATCTACGTCCAAAGTCGTTTTGACCAGCTGCTTCAATGTCTTCTTTAAGCGAAGTTATCTCATTTTTAAGACCCTTACTAACTGTTTCAGAAACCATCTTAGCCGAACGCTGTACAAATTTCTTTTGGACATCAGCAAATCTTGATTTTGCTTCTTTGATAAGTTTAACTTTAGTTTCAGCTAAGTCTTTCTTATCTTCATAAAACTCTGCAATTTCTTTAGATAATGCCTCTACAACAAATTCTTCTAGTTTAGCAAACTTAGTTGCCATACCTTTCTGATCTTCGTGTAGTTCTCCGACTTCCTTGCTTAATTGCTCTAGTACAAATGTTTTTAGTAGTTTTGCATTTTCACGCTGTGCTACGGCATACTTTGCTTTTGCTTCTGCTAGTTGTTTACGGTCATCCGCAAACTCAGCAATTTCACTAGCAAGGCGCTCAGAAATCATTGTATCAATTGCTTCAACCATTGTTGACTTGTCATGCTCATATTTCTTCGCAAATTCTTCACGAAGTTCAGCAGTAACAGCCTGGCGATTTTCTTTGATCTTTGATTCCCACGCTTCTTCGATAGAGGCACGAACTTCTTCTGAAACAACATCGTTTTCGAATAAAGTTTTTAGTGCATCCAACATATTAATTTCTCCTTGTTATTGGAGTCGACTGATGATATTCATCAGTGATTCTTTTAAATATTTCTGTGCCTGTTTGTCTTCTTTTGTTGCCTTTGCTAGTTCGTATGCCTTGTAGCCACCTCGTGCATTCATTAAATGCTCGTAGATTGGTGTTGGGTAAGCGCCGGGCGCACTAGGTTGCGCCACAACGTCGACAGTAATAATTTCAAAATCACTTACTTCATTACTACCATCTTCAGATACATTACCAGAACCCCTAGATGAAACACCTAGCTTAACGCCACTTTCGAGCATTGTTTTAACTAACTGTCCCATAGGGGTTGGTAGAATTTTTAACTTGCCGTAACCGTTTGGACCATCCATCCACATTTCTGTGATCATATGACTTACACGGTCTAAGTTAATATTAAGGCCTTCTGGATGATCAACC